GAAATATCCCAACAGCACTATCAGGCGTTACATCTGGACCAAATGCAGTTAACCCTTCAGGTGAGGCTGGATCAGGTATCCTACGCCCAGAGCAAGCACGTCGTTTTATTGACTACGTGTGGGATGCTACCATTCTCGCCCAAGATGGCCGTCGCGTTACTATGAGAGCCAATACAATGGAACTCGAAAAGGTAAACGTCGGAGAGCGTGTAATTCGTGCAGCAGCGCAAGCAGTTGGCGACTACACAAACGCAGGTGCAACATTCTCAAAGGTTGAATTGACTACAAAGAAGATTCGTCTTGACTGGGAAGTATCTGCAGAAGCACTAGAAGATAACATTGAAGGTGCAGCACTAGAAGATCACATCGTACGTTTGATGACAAATGCTTTCGGTAATGATATCGAAGACCTTGCAATCAATGGTGATGGCGCAACAGGAAACTTCTTGTCAATCATGAACGGTTTCGTAAACCGTGTTAAGGAAGATGGAGATGCTCACGAGTCAGTTGTAACAGTCGCTAATAACGCTTGGACAACAGATGTAATGCAGAACATCATTCTTGCAATGCCACGTAAGTATCGTGCCATCAAGTCTAACTTGAAGTTCTATGCTGGTACAGATGCATTCCAGGGAATCGTTAAGAATAACGGTACCCTAGCAGACGCAGTTGCTGAAGCATTTGCTTCACAGGCTGGCGGAACTCCAACTAATCGTCAAGCATACCTTGACGGTGGAGCACAGACATTCGGTGGAGCACGTACAACACGTGTTCTCGGAATTGATGTACAAGAAGTTCCATACTACCCTGCAGGATATGTCGACTTGACATTCCCACAGAACCGTGTATGGGGATTCCAGCGTGACATCACTGTAAACCGTGAATACAAGCCAAAGAAGGACACTGTAGAATATACAGTATTCGTTCGCTTTGGTATTCAGTGGGAAGAGCAGGATGCAATCGCATTTGCTGACGCTGCATCAGATTCATAATCTGTAAACAGTTAAAAATTAGGGGGAGTGGGAGTTAGTTCTCCTGCTCCCCTTACTACTTATAATGATATAATACTATTCAGGAGGAATAAAATGGAATATACAAATAATCCTACATCAGAAGAAGAAGTAGTCGAGGCCCCAGTTGTTGAAGAAACACCAGTTGTCGAAGAGACACCTATTGTTGAAGAAGCACCAGTTGTTGAGACTCCAGCAGAACCTGAAGTAGAGGCTCCAGCACCAGTTGTTGAAGAGCCAGTCAGCGCAATTACAACACCAACATATGATTCAAACGCAGAAGAAGTTCCAGCACTTGGTCCAGTAGGAGATGGTGCAATAGGAGCAACTACAGCAGTACGTCAACCACGCTCTGCTAAGAAAAAGGCTGAAGTATCAGTTTCTGAAAAGGTGGCAGTTTATTCAACAAAAAATGTTACTTGGCCAGAGATAGGCAAGGTTTATCGTGGCTACAATATTGTTAGCAAGGATGCTTCTGAAAAGTGGCTTACTCGCTCACATATTCGTTTAGCAACACCAGAAGAAGTTGCCAAGGAATTCGGTAAGTAATTCATGGAGATATTGAGAGTTCCGCCATATAATAATATTGTTGTAAACTACACTGTTCCATCAGGATATTCAGACGTAGATATATTTGCAAGAATAACAGATATGGCGGATCTTTCAGTTTCTATATTAGAATTTTTAGAGTCGTCATCAGGAGATGTTTTAAATGTGAGTCTTCCTGGACGGTATGACTCAAACTACAGAGCAGAATTTTACACGGTATCTAATGGCATAGAAGACTTAGTATATGAAGAATACTATGAACTAATAAGACCATATGTAGACCCAAACACATTAGGAACAACAGCATCCGAAATTGCTGAATATACAATTTTAGAATTAGTTGCAAGATCAATGATAGATACATTTGTCCCAGAAGGATTCTATAACAAAAAGATAACAATAGTTGGAACTGGAAATGGTTCAGATTATTTTTCATTATGGGAAAAGGTTTATAGAGTATTTAAAGTTTATGAAAACAATGTTTTAGTTTATGATAGATCTACTCCAGATTTAAATGAATTTGAATATGTAATAACATCAGACAAGACCGCTATACAGAGAGTTCAGGCTGATGTATTAGAATTAAATAGATATGAATCAACAGCACAAAATTTGCCAGTAGCAAGTGGAGACCTAGGATATTATGGATATGAAGGAATATCATTTCCATCAGGATACGACTACACATTTGTTGTAGACCATGGGTATATAACAGTTCCAGCAGATATAGAGTACGCAACAAAACTACTTATTGAAGATCTTAAGTGTGGCAAGTTAGATTATTATAAGAGATATGTCACTTCATACAACACAGACCAGTTTAGAATTCAGTTTGACAAGGCAATGCTTAGCGGAACAGGAAACTTTTTGGTCGATAAGATACTTGATAAGTATGTTAAGACTATTGTTAAGCCAGGGATAATTTAATGATATGCGAAGAGCCAGATTTTATTTTTCCACTACAAGCAGATATTTACTATCCAATTGTTGATCAAGGAACTTATGGAAATGTTAAAAAGTCATGGGTTTTAGATAAGACTATTGCAGGAAATTTTAATGCACTTGGAAATGCTGGAAACGAAGAGATTAAGCCAAATGTTAACATTACACAAAAAACAACATTAATCGGAAGAGTTAAAACAGATATTCGCATATCTAGTTTAGATGCTCCTCATTCAATAACAAATATTATTCTAACTAATATTCGTGACAAGAATTGTAACTATATATACACAGAAACATCTGGTCCAAGATCAGGCAAATCGACTATTTTTGAGGTTGCCACACAAGAACCTTTTGTTGGACCATTCGGTGGCATTGAATATTACAACCTTGTAATTCGTAGATCTGAAAATCAGGCGGTAGACGTATGATGCTAAAAGTAGTAATGGATAGCAAGCAGTTTCAAAAAGAAATAAACAACATCATGAAGTATTCAACTGGATTTTTAGAAGGTGTTGAAAGAGGCAAGTCTGCATTTTATATGGGGCTAGCACCAAAAATAGCAGAGTTAGCATCACAGTTTGTTGATGTTAATGCAAAGATGTCTCCTGAATTACTTCATCATATTTATGAGTGGGAAAAGGTTGGAAGTCCAGAAGCAAGACTATTTAACTTAGATTATAAGATTAGCAATATTGGAATAACTTTTACATCATCTCTTAAGCAATCAACCTCAATTAAAAATGGATCCAATGTTCCATTTTATAATAAAGCAAAAATTATGGAAGAAGGTATTGCAGTTACTATTAAACCTAAAAGAGCAAATGTTTTGAGATTTGAGGTTGATGGTCAAGAAGTTTATACGTCAAAAGAAGTTACCGTAGATAGTCCTGGTGGTCAGACAAAAGGGCAATTTGAAAATGTTTTAAATAATTTCTTTGGTGTATATTTTAAGCAGTCATTTTTAAACTCAAGCGGATTGCTTCAATACTTTAAAACTCCACAAGTTTATAAAAAGAATTTATCATCTGCAAAAAGAAGCGGTAGGGCTTTAGGTCTAAAGACTGGATATCAATGGGTTGCTAATGCAGGGAGGCTTGCATAATGGCAGAGTCAACATCAGTATTTAATACTCCAGTTTTATGGATTAACAAATATCTACAAGAAAAAATAGCAGCAGACGAGACGCTTGATATTGGTATCGGTGTCCCATTTTTCCCATCAAGGCCAGCAACCATTGATGAATTAACAGAATCTTGGATAACAGTAGAAAACAATATATATCCATACAAAGGAATTATGGCTACTTGGGATAGACTAATTCGTATGCGTAGGTCACCTTTCCCACACATAAAGCAAGAGCAATTGCTATACTATTTTTATGCAACAGAGTCAGAAGTCACTGAGCAAATGGTTCGGGTACATGAGGCAGTACTAAGACTGATGGATCGTGAAGATGAGACAGCACAGGATATTAATAGTTGGGCAGCAAAACACGAACCTATAGATGGAATGATTTGCAAATTTAAGTTCCATAGATTTAGAGTCTATCAACTTGAAGAAGTAAGAGACATCATTGATTTTGGTACAGCCCGTACTTATGGCGGGAATAAGATAATTATAGACTTTGAATATCATCAAGATTCTGATATTTTATCCTCTTAAAAAGGTGTTATAATTAATATTGAGGAAACAAGCCCTTTTAATCCATAAGAAAAAAAGAGGTGAAACATATGGCATATACACGTGGTAGCAGCAACAATATTATTGTTGGAGCAGCAGCCCTCTTCACACATGAAGCAGGCGTACTCACAGATTTAGCCCTTCCAGCATACGCAGAAGATGTATCATACAAGACAACCTTGTCAAATGATGCAGACTTCCGTAACGTTGGATACACAATGAACGGTTTGGAAATTCAATTCCAGCCTGACTTTGGTGAAGTTGCAGTAGATCAGGTTCTTGACGTTGCTAAGTTGTTCAAGCAAGGCATGCAGGTAAA